ATACAAATATTTGCAATTATACAAATATAATATGCTACTATTAAACTGGAGGGTTTTTACCTTTCAGTTATTTTTTTATTCTTAATATTGGCGGTAGGGGGTTCATAAAGTGGCATTAAAGCGAAGACAATTTCACATTAGACAATATAAGTTTACTGATGTTAAGGATGACAATGGTGTCTTAACTTTTCCGTCTGATGCAGCAATAGAACATCAAAACAGTGAAAATATTTTGTATGAAACACTTTATCGATTGTTAAATAAAACCTACGATACAAGTGAAGGTGCTAAAAATACGCTTCCGGAGTTGTTTATCTTAAACGCTAATTCCATTGATGAAAAAGATGATGACCAAGTATTGAGATATAAAAAGATCATGAGTGACGGTGTTGATATTGATAACATTCACTATATTCGCTTTGGAAAATCGAGCAGTATGGCAATGAACCAGCGTACTTTATTTGTGTGCTCAGATCTTCATACAAAATTAAAAGAAACCATCACTCTTGGGAAACAGCCAAATGAGACAGTGATATCAAAATATGAAACAGCCATAGGTTTAACACTTAGCAGCATCAATTTAGTAAAAGACTTACCAAGAATTTGCATTGTAAAGGATTTTGAAACGTCTTTAGTTGCTGATGTTAAAGTTGTTTCAAAGTTTGAGTTACGTGAAGAAGACCAAGAAGAATATCAGGTTTTTGCTAAACTTGAGCAAGAAGAGGTGGCACGAAAAGAGGCGTTTGTAGAAAAATGGGATGAAATCAAAGAATCCCGTGATTTTCTAAGCAACACTCCTCTATATGTTGGTGAAAATGCGAAATCAAAATCTGCGTGGGAACGTGAAGGCAGAAGAGTGAAAGTAGAAGAGTTGGATAAGCCAGAGGGTCACAAAGTGATTAAAAAGGAAAACAAACGTTATCCTGTTTATAAGGAAGAACAAACAGAGGAAATTCCTAATATTATTTCAAAGTTTAATGTTGGATATGACGTTAAGCTATTAGAAAATCATGAAAATGAAATTACTCCTTTTGATGGACAGGGATTCATTAGTTTTGAGTATGCTCGAAAATTATCAAAAAAATTGAAGTTAAAATACACAAGTAACGCCTTTCAAATCCGTATGCCCTATATTAAAGGTCTTATGATTACCTATGATTTGAAGTCATGGTTTAAAGAAAAAGAGGTTACTCATATTATCGACTTATGGGACAATCTCATCGATATTACCAACTTAGATATCATCATGACAGAAAGTTGCTTTAAAGCAAAATTAGAAGCGTTAGGTGAAGATGTTAAACAAAAATGGCTGTTTTCTAACATGGATGAATACATGAAACTGATTGAAAATTATGGGCATCGGTATATTGGCATTGCAAACTATGCAAAGTCAGCTAAATTGACTGATTTATATACACCTTTAACTTATCAATTTATTAATTCACTAGATATAGATTATGAGAAATTAACAGCTTTAAATACAGATATTGCCCAACTGTATCTTGATATTTTACATCACGGTGATGTTGCAAGTGTGAAAGCATTTCTGAATATGATTAAACATGAAGGAAATGAAGAAGACGTATTCCATACAGACATAGCTAAAGCAATCGATATTAATGAACGAATGATATTTGATCCGAGAGTTCAAGTATTTTTAAGAAGACAAATTTTACGGTCATTTAAAGAGTTAGCCATTGGTCGTGTTCCTGTAAAAGGAGATTATAAATTTGTCACGGGAGACTGTGTTGCTTTAGCTGAATGGATTACATATAACGATAAAGAGAAAGTAGTAGGATTTCTTCAATCAGATGAATTTTACTGCAATGGGAAAAGCGGTCAATATGTCATGATGAGGAATCCACTCACTAGTTGGCATGAAGTAAAGAAAGCGAATTTTGTTTCATCAAATAATCGATACGTTGAACATTTAAATAATGTCATTCAGTTTAACGCTGGCAAGGATTTAACAATGGCTCAATTAAGTGGATGTGATTTTGATGGAGATAAAGTGTTGTTAACGAATGAACCATTGATTTATGAGTCTGTTATTGAAGATTTTGTCATTGTGAATATTGATGATAAGACAACTGCTAATGCTAAACCATATAATCTGGATTCTATTATTGAATTTGAATTGAAAAACTTATCGAATGAAACTGCATTAGTTACGAATATTGGAACTTATTTTCAAACTCTTGCTTTAGAAGAAGGAAACTTAAGAGATCGAGAATTAGAAATTGCAACGTGTAAACAACTACAAGCAGAGTTCATCGATTCTGTAAAAAAAGGAACGAATCCAACCATTCCAGCAATTTTATTAGAAGTTGCCAATAAGAAGCCTTTCTTTCAAAAATTTATTTATGGTGGAGAAGAATATAAGTATTTAAAAATAAAAAGTCCGTTAAATCGATTAGCGATGTCATTAGATAAATGGCTGAAAAAGCAAGAAGAGAAAAAAGTGTTTATTACTGAATATCTCGATATAGATACGATGGAATTGATTACCGATATGAGCAAAGTGGATCAAAAATCATTTTTTGAATTAACAAAGAAAATTGCACCTATTTATAATGACTATGCCAAGGCAAAAGGGGAGTTATGGAAAGAAGAGAAACAAATAAATAAGTTGCGAATGTCAGATAAAGAAAGAGATCAATTGGAACACATCAATAAACAGTATAAGGATCTATATGAAAAAACAAGAAAGAAATGTGTAGCTGTTTGTGATAACGAAAGTGTTCTAGCAACAATTTGTACGTATATTGAGTATCGTTATAGTAAACAAAGCTCTGAAAATTCTAAGCTAGTGAGTCGAACGAAGTCCTATATTTTCCCTTGGATTATGGCTCCAGAAGGAATAATGGAGAACTTAAAAACGCACGAAGATGAAATAAAAGTAGATATTGTAGAAGTGCCACAGTTAAATGGACTTGAAAAAGAATATGAAGGAATAGTAAGTGTGGTAAATTGTTCTGCCAGCATTGATGATGTTCAATTCGAAACTAAACTAGCAGATGGTAATTACCGTTTGTTTAACCAAATAGGTTATCATTTTATCGATTACGATCATCAAAGAAAAACAAATGTAGAAACACTGAGTAGTGATGTAATTAAGAAAACGAACGAGGAGTCATCTATAGAGCCGTTAAAAAATTATAAATGTCGATTATTAGGAAATATTACAGATGGATATTCAGTTTCGGAGCGAATTAACCATCAAATCATTTCTTTAAATATGAATGGTAATTATCTTGGTATTTATTTAGGTAATGAGTATATTTGTGGCATTGCACAGGAAAGCTATACGAATTTAGAGAAGAAGATTATGTTGGAAAATTACATCGGTCAGTCTTTTAAAGTGTCAGTAGAAAAGATAAACACTAAAAGTTTAACTGTTTATTTGAACTCCTTGTAAAAGTATCGGGGGCTAACCGCCCCCTGCGGTGGAATAGTTGAGGTTTTAATTATTCTGAAAATTATTTCACTAAGGAGGTCAGTAAAAATGAACAATCAAACAATCGTTATTACTCAATCAAGAATGGCAGGATGGTTAATGTTTAATCGCTTTCATAAAGTTGATGAAAAAGTAGACTTGAAGGATAGTAATCGAAAAATTTACATCTTTAAGGATTCTGCAGAAATTAGGGAAGTAATGAGTAAGTATAACGAATATAAAAATCTAATAGAACAATAGTTAAAGGGAGGTCGAAACAAGATGGCTAATGCTTTAAGAAAAAATGATGATAGCTTTAAATATTTTAATAACTCGTTTAAAGTTGATGGACAAATGGTTGGTATTAGAAAAAATATGAAAACATCTGTAATTGAAGCCTTTCTAAATGGCGATTGGATAGCAATTAATAAGGAAGACTTGGAAAAGGAATATAGGGTTGACTTTAATTATCCGTATCGTCTTGAATTTTCCTATAATGGAGGAAAAACGTGGTGGGTATATAATGATGAAAAATATATGTCGGAATGGGAAAGGGAATACTTTAATAAACAAGTAGATGAATTTTCCGAATGGGAGTTAAAAAATGCTATAGCTTTAGAGGAAGCAAGGGCTAATGATCCAGCATATTGGGAGAGATTGGCTGAGGAATATGAACAGTTCATGCAAACAGAAGCAGAATACTATCGTAGTAAAAATAAAGATAACGACAGTAGTAATGTTATTGATATTTCAGATATTTTTAAAAATGATGATACCCCATCATGGAGAGAATTGTCAGGGGAGGATTTACCTGATAGTAAAAATGTTAGAAAACAAGCTGCTCCGAATTATGAACAATATTTTGAAATAATGGGCAATAGTAAAAAGTTTCAGCCTATTTGGTATGGTAAGGATATTTTAGAAAACCGTATGCAGGCTTTTTATGATGGAACTTATTTATACAGGTATGATAATGGTGTTTATGTTAATGACGGGGAAGCATACTTAAGACAAATATCCACTAAATTACTTGATGATGAATATAGAAAAAATCGAGTAAATGAAGTCAGGCATTATATAGAGTCCTATACATATACTCAAAAAACAGATGTGAATAATTTTGATGATTATATAAACCTTAAAAATGGATTATTAAATTGGAAGACAGGAGAGTTAGTCGAACATACTCCAGATAGGCTAAGTACAATTCAATTCCCGATAACATATGATCCGAAAGCAAATGACCCTATTGTTATGGATTTTATTAATTCTGTCCTTGAAAAAGACACGCATCTGACGTTGTTTGAAATGATAGGATATTTTTTAACTCCAACTACAGAATATGAAAAAATCTTTCTATTTACTGGAACTGGGAGCAATGGGAAGTCAGTATTAATAAATACAATTGAAGCAATGTTAGGTAAATCGAATATCTCCAAAGTTAAATTACAAGATTTAGAAGGAGATCGGTCAAGATTTAAAATTGCAGAATTGTATGGAAAAGTATTAAATTGTTTTACTGACATACCTAATAATATGCTTACTTCAACAGGAAACTTAAAGGTTATTGCTAGTGGAGAAGGATTAAATGCTGAAAAAAAGGGGAAAGACCCATTTGATTTTGAACCGTTTTGTAAATTACTATTCAGTGCCAATGAATTACCTAAAACTAATGACAATTCAAACGGTTTTTTTAGAAGAATGATGGTATTTCCATTTACAAGAATATTTACTGAAAAAGAAAGAGATACAAAATTAATTCAAAAATTAACGACACCTGAAGCATTATCAACTTTATTTAATTATGCATTAGCAGGATTGCAACGACTCGATCAACAAGGACAATTCACAGCTTCAGAGACAATTACTGACCAAGTAAAATCATATCAAAAGGAATCAGATGTGATAATGTTGTTTATTGAAGAAGAGTGTGTGATTGGAAATGATCCAATTAGCCAAACGCCATATAAAATTGAAAGAAAAGAGTTACACAATATTTATGTCAATTGGTGTAAAGAAAATGGTTATAAATCAGAATCGGCAATAGCATTTAATAAGCAGGTTGAATCAAAATTTAAAGATAAAATCCATTGGAAGAAGGCGAAAAAGGGAGAGAACTCAGTACCTTTTTGGTTTGGAATTAAAGCATAAAAGTTTCCTGTTTCCTATTAAGTTTCAATTTATCCAAATCCTCTAACAAGATTGGAAACCGTGTAAAGCTATTAATATCAGTATTTTAACGAATTGGTTTCCTAGTTTCCTAATTTTCTTACTCTTAAGGAATTTGAAATTAATAATAAAATGTACTATATAATATTTTGCAATACTGTGTAAGGAATTATTTAAATAGGAAACGTGGAAACCCATCGATAAGAACCTTATGTATCAACTGTTTTATGCATTGGTATTTTACATGGAGTAAAAATAAAATGAAACTCATCTTGGAAACTTTTATATACAATAGATTGCACAGAGCCACTCCTATAGTGGTTCTTTTTTTATGCTCAAAATTAGAATGGAGGATTATAAATGAACAGTAGACAAAAGTTATCACAAGTGAAACGATTTGCAAAATCAAAGGTAAAGGAGTTTCATCAGCTCATACCTTCTGAAATCCATAATGTGATTGATTGGTCTAATATTAATTTGCATATGGACAATTACACATACAGTAATGATGGTATGCAATTAATATCGGTTTTGTATGATGAGAAATTAGTATCTGACCCTGAGCAATTACAAGACCAATTAGAAGAAATCAGCATCCAACATAAACTAGGCATGTATGTAACCGTAGATGAAGAAATGGGGATGATTTATTTTTTCAATAAAGCATTAAATAATCATATTCGAGTGTACCGTTTGATGGCATATGACGAGGATAATTTTGTTCAGCATTGGATGAAACGACTTCCTTTTATAGACTCTAACAAGTTAACGGACATCTTATCATTATTGAAAGAATTAAAATTTACTAGTGATGATGTGTTTGTTCAATTAACGATGGAGGAAAATAATGACTTTGTAGATAATACTACGCTTGAAGGAATCATCAAAAAAGTAACGGATAAAGAAGTGATATTAGAATCTGTTGGTGAAGCAAAGTTTGAAACGGTTGTAAAGGTTTCTGAAGAGTGGAAATTAACAAAAACTGATCACTGGCAACGACAATATCAAGATATATTAATTGAACTATAAAGGAGAATATGAAATATGGAAGATTTTAAAGTAATGTTGGAAGAAGTAAAAGAAATATTGGCAGAAGGATATAAACAACGTGGTAAGGTGGATATTGCCACATTTATTGAACAAGTTGATACAGATGCAGTAATAAAATTGGCTGAACCACTTATTCAGAGCCAACTAAAACAATTAAATATGACCAATGAGGAATGGGCTTCTCTTTAATGAGAGGCTCTTTTTGTTTTATAGAGGAGGTAGAATGATGCAAATAGAAATGCAACATGTTGAAGTATTAATTCCTTATACAAAAAACGCTCGACATAATGAGAAGGCAGTGGATAAGGTTGCTTCAAGTATTCAAGAATTTGGCTTCAAGAATCCGATTATTGTGGACGAACACAATGAAATTATTGCTGGGCATACAAGGTTGTTAGCGGCAAAGAAACTAGGAATTACGGAAGTACCTACAATAAAAGTAGATGATTTAACACCTGAACAAATAAAAGCATTTCGAATCGCTGATAATAAGACAGCTGAAATTGCTGAGTGGGACTATGAATTATTAGCACAGGAATTAGAAGAATTGAAGTTGGCTGATTATAATCTAGAACTTACTGGCTTTGATTTTTCTGAAGCAGAGGAATTGTTGGATAGCTTGAAGGATGAAAATGATCATGCAGAAGCAGATGATTTTGAGATTGAACTTCCAGAAAATCCGATATCTCAAAAAGGTGATGTCTGGTTACTTGGTAAACATCGATTAGTATGCGGTGACAGTACGAAAGTAGATGATGTAACAATATTAATGGATGGAGAAAAAGCAAGCATGGTATTTACCGATCCTCCGTGGAATGTTAACTACGGTGCTATTAAAGAGGGGAATCCTCAAGGGTATAAACCACGAACAATAAAAAATGATTTTATGCCGACAGAAGATTTTAAAGAGTTTATGAATCAGGCTTTTCAAGTTATGAATCAATTTTCAAAAGAAGGTTGTATGACCTATGTTGTGATGTCCGCTCAAGAATGGGGTAATCTCATGCTTACATTAACAGAGAATGGCTACCATTGGTCATCAACAATCATTTGGAATAAAGATAGTATCGTACTTTCGAGAAAAGATTATCACACAAAGTATGAGCCGATTTGGTATGGATGGAAAGAGGGACAAGCACGATTACACCCACTTAAAGATAGAAAGCAAGGGGATGTATGGGATATTCCAAGACCAAAAGTATCTGAACTCCATCCCACAATGAAGCCAATTCAACTTGTCGTACAAGCCATTAAAAATAGCAGCAATATGAATGATATTGTACTTGATTTATTCGGAGGTAGTGGAAGCACACTTATAGCTTGTCAAGAAACCGACCGTGTTTGCAGAACGATGGAGTTGGACGAAAAATATGCGGATGTGATTGTGAATAGATACATAGATTATGTGGGTGGTAACGGGGATGTTTATTTAATTAGAGATGGTAAAAAAATAGCATATTCGGAATTGACTACTCTGCAATAATTAACTTGCTTTCATCTGTGTTTTAAGTGACTAATGTTAACACAAAACAAACACAGGAGGCAGGTCTAATGGATAGAAAAGAAATAGTAAAAGCGATAGGGGAGCATTTCGGTGTAAAGCCTAAATATTTAGGTGCTCCAAATTTTAACTATCAAATTGAAACAGAACATGAAACATTCATTGTAGATCGAGAAGGACAGATTACAACTTCAGAAGGTAGAAATGTAGAATTTGAAGCATTGTTAAACGGAATGATTGAAGAGGAAGTGGCTACTCCTGAAGCAGAAGAATCTAAAGGATTATCAATAGCAGTTACAATGAATGGTCATACAGGAATTAGTCTTACAAACTTAGTAAATATGATAAATAGCAAACAATCATTGATAAAGAAGGCATTGGAAATTGAAGAAGATATCGTAAGTGATAAATTGGTAACTACTTTGAATGAAGCAAAAGTTGGAACGATAGAGGAGTTTCAGAAGGCAATTTGTGATACGAAGTGTTCATGTGTAGATTTCAATTTTGACTATAACGAAATTACATTCAAGTTTTTTAGAGAAAGAGATTCGCCTGAGAAAATAAAGGCTTATACCCAGCTTGTAGAACTATTGAGCGAAAAGGCACAAAAGCTAAAAAATGCATCGGCTAAAGAGAAGGCAACCGATAACGAAAAATTTACCTTCCGAGTGTGGCTTAACCGATTAGGGATGATCGGGGATGAGTATAAGGAAACGAGAAAGCTTCTTTTGCAAAACCTAACAGGCAACTCAGCCTTCCGATATGGCAAACCTGAAAAGGAAACGAACATTTGGGAGTAACGTCCCCTTTTTTCTTTGCCTGTGTGGGCTTGATTAGGAAAGATGGATGAATTAGTTTAGAATAGAAAGATAACCCCTATATATGGCAACGTGTGGCAAAAGTGAGAGTAATAGAAATAATTAATACTAGTTGATTGTCTATTTGGTAATATATACTTAAAAACGAGGCGAAGATAAATGGATAATCAAACTGTGTTAAGTGCCTTATCAAAAATTCCTGAATTAAGAATTAATAGGCACGAAAAAAATGAGTTGTATAATGTTGAATGTATAACTCGTAACCCTCATCATAGAAGGAAAAATATTGTTGGTGATATAAATCCGGGTGGAAGAAGTTTCATCTTATACAATAATGGTAAATGGGTCTCTAAAAATAAACTTGGCATTCAAAACCTAGATCAATTATTGGAATGGGTAAAAAAAGATATCGATCACCTTTCACGTTAATAAACTATTGACTTAATTCACATTCAGAGCGAACATGTGACAAACTTAATAAGGAGTTGGTACACATGGGGAAAACAAAGATTGATATGGTTATTCGCTTCCTAAAGGATATGCAGATTGAAAAGGTGTGCGTATTCGGAGAAGAAGATGCAAAGGATCATGTTGAGTTGTTGCAGAAGGTGATTGACGATATTGAGATGTTTTATGAAGTTGAATTGGAAGAATAGCAAGGGAAGGGGCTGAGAAATCGGCTTCTTTTTTGTTTAGATACAAGGAAAATTGAATGATTATGTAGAAATTTATTTAAGGAGTAAATTGGGGGTCTATGTAACTATGCTCACAGAAAATGATGTAATATCAGCAGTTTGTAGGTATCTTCAGAATAAGCAATTTGAGATAAAACAGGCTTTACATACTTCCGAAAAAGGTATAGATATAATTGCAAAAAATAATAATTTTACGTTGTTTATTGAAGCGAAAGGAGCAACTAGTGCTCTAAAAACATCGAGTAGATATGGCAAACCATTTAATAAAAATCAAATTAAGAGCCATGTAGGACAAGCATTATTAGCAGTAATGAAGATTGCGACTGAACACAATGATAAGGAAAAAGTTAATGTTGGGATAGCACTACCTGATAATGAAGGTCATAGAGAGCTTATTTCAGAAATTTGGTTTGCAGTTGAAAAATTAGGGATTTACATATTTTGGGTAAAAGATTCAAATAAAGTGGAGAGTACTTTGGAATGGAGTAAATAATCAAAAGGAGATTGCTATTATGGAGAATAATGAGATAATATCTTTTTTAAGAGATAAGGGTGTAAAAAATCCTGAAAATCCTAAGGTAGATGATATGATAAAGATTTTTGAAATTTTATCTGAAGGTAAAGACGAATTTAATAAAGATATATTTAAAGAATACTCTAAAACGGTTAATCCATCAGTGCAATCAGTAATTGATGGTATGAAAAGTTTTGCAAAAGAACATGTTAGTAAAGAATATATAAATTCAATAAACAAAGTAATAGACCAATTAAATAAGGAATATGAAAAAGCGAAAACTGAAGAAGAAAAAAATAAAATATATGATAAAATTGAAAAATTACTAGATAGAATTAAAGAAGAAACACATGAACAACGAGAATGGTTAAAGACATTAGGTAAATATGGACTTGGTGCTGCTGTAATAATAGGGGGGATTGGAATCGTAACTATTACTCGTAATACAGAAGTGCTAAAAAAGGGTTTACAAGTATTAAATGACAATAAAAATTTAATTAAATAAAAGTAGATTGGAAGCCATGTATCAATTACATTGGCTTTTTTCTTTTGGAGGTGAGGTGAAAATGAAGAAGAACGTAAAGCCGACTAAATACGATACAAATGTAGTACATAGATTAGATGAAATAAGACAATGGATTGCTGATGGCTGGACTGATGAACAAATTGCAAATGAACTGGATATCAATCCATCAACTTTTTACGATTATCAAAAGAAACATCCTGATTTTGCAAAAGCAACGCATAGATTGAGCAAATGGGAAACCCATGTGCAACCTAGGTTAAAGGAGATTCAACAGTGGTGTTGTGAAGGACTTACGGATGATGTGATTTGTGAGAAATTAGGCATTGTACCTTCAACTTGGTATAAGTATCAGAATGAACATCCAACCCTTAAAGAGGTTGTAAACTGGGGCAAGTCTGTTATGGATTCCCGCGTGGAAAATTCATTATTAAGGGCAGCACTCGGTTATGAATTTGAAGAAGTAAAAACGATCATCGAGGAAGATAAAAATGGCAAGAAGAAAACGAGGGTGGAGAAAGTAAAAAGGTATCAACCACCAAATCCGACAGCCATGATCTTTTGGTTAAAGAATCGTAAGAAGGATGAATGGAACGACCGCAGAGAAGTCATCTTGGATACGAAGCAAAGTGAAGAGGAACGTAAACGCTTGTTCCTTGAGATGATTGAGGAAGATAACGATACGATTGAAGCAGATTACGTATTAATAGAAGAAAGTGCTGATAGCCAAGCTGATGAAAGCGTGAGGATACCAACCGATGATAGTGTGGAACGATAATGTTATGTTGTGAGTTATTCGATAGATAAATGCCCAAATTGAACCGGAATATTGCAAAATAAACGCCAAAATCACAACATAATGATAGTTATGTATTGAGTTGCTTTCCCTTTGAATGAATTATATGATGTGTAACAACAAAGGGAAGGATGGTGCAGAATATGCAATATCTGAACGGTTTTGAGCATTATTTACGGGGCAAGGACAAAAGTGATAACACAATTTCCTGCTACTTGAGGGACATGAAACAATTCATTGGTTGGTATAGTACGAAAACGGAGCATGGAATCAATAAAATCATAGAATTGGATGCGGTTGAGTACAAGAAACACCTTCAAAAAGGTCAACAAGCAATCATAACAATTAATCGAAAGCTCGCCAGTTTGAATGTATTCTTACACTGGATGAAGGAAGCAGGGCATATAAAGGAAGAAATCAGCGTTAAACCGATAAAAAACAGAGAAGTCATTACTTATAAGGGACTTGAACAACAAGATATATGGAAGTTACGGAAGGAAATCCACCGACAAGGGAATCTGATGCATATCTGCATAATAGAGTTGTTGCTGCAAACAGGTATAAGGGTAAGCGAACTGGTCAATATCAGGCTCACAGATATAGAAATAACAGAGCGAAAAGGTACATTAGCTGTAATAGGAAAAGGAAATGTAAAACGTACCCTGCCATTAAATAAGGATGTCAGAAAAGCAATTGAACGATATCTACCAGAACGACCTGAAGCCGATACAGACCACCTATTAATTGGTCAACGAGGAGCATTGCAACGAAACGCCATCAACCTAATACTTAGCCATTACGGTGATAGATTGAATATAAAGGTAACTCCGCACATGATTCGCCATACACTAGGTCACACACTTGTGAAGCAACAGGTAGAAATTACAACGATCCAACAAATATTTGGACATTCGAATATCCAGACGACCAATATCTATACAGTAACAACTGATAAAGAAATGGAACAAGCTCTAGAGAGTGTTGAGTGGTGATACTAGCCACTCTTTTTGTCGTTCTAGGGGGTACTTCTATTTAGGAAAATGGGGCTGGTACCAACAGGAGCAGAAATTTTTTTGACATTTTTTCATATAAAGTAATATTATAGAAATAGTATTTTGTAAGATAAGATACTCCCAATATAAAAAAGGGGGCTAGGAAATGTTAAACCTTCAAAGAATGGATTCTATAATTTTATCAAAATATATTTTAGGATATATCAATGAAATGGGTTTAGAAGTCAATCATTTAAAATTACAAAAATTAATATATTATGTTGATGCATGGCATATGGTTTTTCTAAAGGAACCTCTAATAGATGAAGACTTTGAGGCATGGATGCACGGTCCCGTAGTTAGAAATGTTTGGAATTATTATAAAGAAAAATCGATCTTAAACGCAGTCATTCCTAGTTCTGAAGAAACAATAAGTCTAGAAAATTACTTAAGCGAAGAACAAATACAAGTTATTAATGATGTACTTGATGAATATGGAAATAAAACACCTTATTATTTAGAATGCCTTACACATGAAGAAAAACCATGGCTAACGGCTCGTATTGGATATGCACCTAGTGATAGATGTGAAGAAAGAATATCAAAAAATATAATGAAGGAATATTACACGGAAAAACTTTATGGGGAAACCGAAACAGAAATTTAACATTCCTACACAAAAGCGAAATCAAAGTTTATTAAAAGGTGTTTCAGATAGCCCAACAGCTAAACAAAATGAACAAACTATAAACGATTATTTTTTAATTAGTTTAAAGTATTTAGATAGAACACAGGGTCAGGATTTTTCAGAATGGGAACAAGAAAACCTGTTAGCTAAAGCAATGGAAACCTTAAGAAATTATTCTCATAATTCATTAGTTTCACAGGTGGATGGAAAAAAGTTTAATATTTATGGAGAATTTCCTCCAAAGAAAAAAACAGAGTTTAATCATCCAAAACATGTTCCTGAAGATGCAGAGTGGGCGAGGATACATGTTACGGGAAAACAATGTATTATTGGATTTGTTAATAGAAATATTTTTAATGTAGTATTTCTAGATAAAGAACATAAGTTTTGGAAGAGCGAAAAGAAACACACATAATTTTAATTGGGGGTTATTATATTAAAACAGAATATAATCTTTTACTTCTATACCTTCAAAAACATTTCACCAACCAAAAAATCAAACAACTCATCGAAGAGTTTTCCTTTTCAGAACTTCGGAAGTTACTCGGTGAATTAGACATTGAATTTTTCGCATTATGTTATTTTCCAAAATACTTTGACCGCAAGTTTGGTCAATTTCATCAGGAACTTTTCACAGAATTACGATATATGCTTTCTAATCAAGGATTAATCAACGCTTTCGGACTTCCACGGGAACACGGAAAGTCAACGATTAATTCTTTTTTATTTCCTCTGTATGCCACTCTTTATGACAAGTCACAATTCACATTAATCATTTCAGCAACTGAACAAATTGCTTTGCCATTCCTAGATATGATTAAGGATGAGCTTGAGAATAATCAATTGCTCATTGAGGATTTTGGCATTCAGAAAGGCAATCGCTGGAACAATAATGAAATATGGATTAAATCGAGAAGTGGTATAGATAGCTGTATTATGATTAGGGGAATTGACGGTTCATTACGTGGTGTCCATTACAAACAACATCGTCCAACCTTAGTTTTATTGGATGACTTGTTAAAAGACGATACTGCAAAATCAGAATCAAAACGTGAACAAGTGAAATCAACTTTTCGTGATGTAGTCATTCCGATTGGTACGAGGGATACGAATATTTTAGTAGTCGGTACTATTCTACATGAAGAAGATTTGATGTCTGATTTATTAAAGGGTCGAATACCTGGAGTTAGAAGTATGAAGAAGGCAGCGATTAATCAATGGTCAGAACGAGATGATTTATGGTCGGAGTGGGAGAAACAATATAATAATTTATTAGACCAAGACAGAATCAATACAGCTCTGTCTTTTTTTAATGCTCATAAAGAGGAAATGCTTGAGGGAACAGAAATTTTATGGAATGAATATTTGGATTATTATTATCTGATGTGTAAGAAACAAGCAATGGGCGACAAATCATTTTATAAAGAAATGCAAAATGATCCACGTTCAACGGATGATTACATTTTCCAAAATATTGAGTATTGGAGCGTGTTGCCTGAGTTTGATGAAATGGAAGTGGTAATGTATATTGACCCTGCGATTAAAGCGGGAAAGAAAAACGATTATTCCGCTATCACTATATTAGGTCAACATCGGAAAACAAAGCAACGATATGTGATAGATGGAACTGTACATAAGTTATTACCTGATGATTTATTTCAAGAAGTTATTAACAAGTTGTCCACATTTCCTGTAGAGAAAATTGGCTTTGAAACGAACCAAGCACAAAGTTACATGAAGCAGAAGTTTGAGGAAGCTCTTTGGAAGGCAAAAATCTATTTACCAATAGAAAGCATACATACGAAAGGGCAAAAACATGAACGAATTGTAAGTTTAGAGCCCGATGTGAAGAAGGGACACATCCTATTCAATCAGTTAAATATTAGGTATAATAACCAAATAAAGGATTATAACAAACATTGCAAACACGATGATGCTCCAGATAGTTTATATGGAGCTGTTCAGTTGGTGCAGTCGGTGAAAAGTTTGAAGTTTTATGATAGGACTCTACTATTCTAATAATTTTAATCAATTAAATTTAAATATTAGTAGAGTCCAAATAAAGGAGATGGATTCCAGTGATATGTAAAAAATGTAAAACAGAAAATCAAGAAGATAGTCTTTTTTGTAACAAATGTGGTGCGAGCTTATCTGATGATCATGCTCAAGAAAAGGAAATTAAATGGTATAACAAGAAAAAGAATATTGTTTTAAGTGCTACAATTCTCATAATAGCGATACTTATTTTATCAGTTGTTTTTACCTTTAATAATCCTGTATCAGCATTTAAAAGTAATATAAGTAATAATGATTATGAAGAAGCAAATAAGATATATACAGAAAAAATTAAGGGGGACACAGAAAAGGAAAATAGTATTCTATCCTATCTGGAAGATGAAATTGCCAATATTCAAAAGTCATTCATTGAAGGAGCAATTGATTATAAAGTAGCAACGACTCGGCTTGAAACTATTAAAAAAACAAACTTGGTATCGAGTGATATAAGTAGCGCTATTAGAGAAATTAATAATCTGAACGATTCAAGAATTGCTTTTAGTAATGCGGAGGAGTTTTTGAAGAATAATGATTTTGTTAATGCTTTAAAGGAATATAAAAAAGTCATAAAAGAAGATACAAATTATAACAAGTCTCAAGAACAGATAACTAATAATGAGAAGAAATACAAAGAGCAAGTATTAAAAGATGCAGATAGCTTTGCTAAAAATCAGGATTACGAAGGTGCTTTGAAGATAATAAAAGAAGCTTTAATCATAATACCTAAAGATGCAGAATTAACCGCTAAAGATACCGTGTATCAAGAAGCATACGATAAAAAGTTAGCTACTGAAAGAAAACAGAAGATGGATGAGCTCAAATCTAAACAGGAACTAGAAGTAGTTGGTACCAAAGTTGTTCCAGATTATTTTGAAATCAATGATCAAGCTTCAGTCATCGTAACGAACAAAACACAAAAAGTCATTAAGTATTTTGAAATAGGAATTTTAATGTATGACGCAAATGGATATCCTCTTAAATCAGGAACACTTGCAGGAGATGATTTACTTTTTAAAGGTAAAGCTGAATCAGTCAATATACAACCAGGTGAAACGTTTGGTAATAATAGTGCATGGAATTTATATACAGATTACGGAACAGTCAGTGAAATAATTGCTTGTGTAAAAAAAGTTGAATATTATGATGGAAGTTCATGGACAAATGAATACTATGATTATTGGGAAGAGGAATATTTAGGGAATCCAATTAAATAAAATGAAACTCGCTATAGTCTGTACTTTATCGTACAGGCTTTTTTTATTTTTAGAAAGGAAGTGACCACATGCAAGTAACAGAACAATTAATATTAGAATGCTTGAAGGAACTAAACAAACAATCCTTATCCAAGCAACAATATAAAGATTACTACGAAGGCAACCATAAAATTCTCAAAGATTACGACATTCAAGACAGCCGAAGTAATCGCAAACTCATCTTCAATTACCCTCGTAAATTTGTGGACAATGAAACAGGTTATCTTCTCGGCAAGCCAGTCAACTATATATCCAAAACAGATGATGCAGAAATCATTGAGAAAATTGACCATGAAATGAGCCATTGGGATAAGGAACATAACATTCAGTTGAGAAAACAAAGTGAAATTTTTGGTGATAGTTACGAATTAAATTATGTTAATCAAGAAGGGGAGTTCAGTGCAACCATACTGACTCCTCTTCATTGTTTTGTCTTAGAGGATGGGACTGCAGATAGAAATGTGGTGCTAGGGCTACATCGTTTTACAAAACCATTTGAAGAAAAACAGTTTTTAGATGTCTATACAGATCAAGAAATTCTTCATTATGAAATCAGTCAAGAACAACAAGGATTAGGCAAGCAACAAGAAAAGTTACTTTACATTGGGAACCATCATCACATTTTTGAACGAGTCCCCATTATTACGTGTCCAGCAAATACAGAACGAAAAAGTGGATTTCAAGATGTGATGTCATTGTTTGATGCCTATAATGCATTGAACTCAGATTTGGTGAATGAAATAGCAGACCATCGTAATGCTTATCTAGTCATTGAGAATGCAAGAATTGAAGAAGAGGATTTAGTAAATATGAAGAAGATGGGGATTATACAAGTTCCATCTGGAGGTAAAGTGTCATGGTTAACGAAAGAGATCAATGATTCGTTTGTAAAAAATGAGTTAGATAATTTGGAGCGTAAAATCTATGACTTAATGGATGAGGTCAACTTCAATGAAAATTGGAGTTCAAATACTTCTTCATTGGCATTACGTAATAAATTATTGAACTTAGAAAATCGAGTGAGTATGCGAGAAGCCATAATGGAGAAAGTCATCAAGCAGCGATTGAAAAATTTCTTTACCTATCTGCAAAAGAAAGAAGGGAAATTATATGACTATCGGGATGTCTCCGTAAAGTTTACTCGTAACCTTCCAACCGATTTAGTGGGATTAGCGGATGTCATTGTAAAGTTAAAAGATATCTGTTCACAAGAAACATTGTTATCGCTATTGCCATTTATCGAAAATCCAAAGATGGAGATTCAAAAGTTTATCAGCGAACAAAATCGAATTTTACCAGATGAGCTTGCTGAAGGTGAATAACTAATTTTGTCCTAAGCATGACATGAAAAGGCTAATAAAAATTTTGCGTTTCTAGTTCCAATTGGAGTTAGAAGGGCAGTAGGAGGAAGCAATATGGAATGGAAAGAAGTCAAACAATTTATTGAGGAAAACAAAGGGAATGAGGAAGTAAGTAACTATCTTCAGGGCTTACTAAGCGTTGAGGGAGTACAACAATTCCTACAAGACAATAAGGAGGCGAAAAGTTGGCTAGATAGTACAGTAGATAAACGCACTTCCAAGTCACTTGAAACATGGAAAGCCAACCATCTTGAGGCATTAATTGATGAAGAAGTGAAAAGGCGGTTCCCTGAAAAAGATGCGAAAGATATTGAGTTGGAGAAATTAAAAACAGAAGTGGATAAGATGCAACGAGAGAAGCAACGGGAAATCTTAACGAATCAAGCCATCAAAATAGCGAGTGACAAGAAACTTCCACTACCATTAGTGGATTTTTTTATTGGTGCAGATGAAGAAACAACGAATGCAAATTTAGAAGTATTGGAATCTGTATTTCAATCATCCGTTCAATCCATTGTTGAACAACGATTGAAAGGGGATGGTTATAATCCTCCAAGAGAAAACCACAATGGAACATTAACATTAGATTCATTAAAAGGTATGTCCCAAGCCGAAATTAATCAAAATTGGGACAGTGTAAAACAACTATTAAAACAATAATAATTTGAAAAGGATTAGGTGATATATATGACAGTTAATAATTTTATTCCTACAATTTGGAGTGCTCGATTAAATGAAAGATTCCAGAAAGCATTGGTATATGGAAATATCGTTAATCATGATTATGAAGGAGAAATTCAAGGGCAAGGTTCTGTTGTTAAAATTAATTCCATTGGGGATGTAACGATTGGGGATTATAATAAGTCGACAGGTATTGGGAATCCAGAGGAACTAAATTCAGATCAAAAACAACTCGTGATTGACCAAGCGAAATATTTTAACTTCCAAGTAGATGATATCGACCGAGCGCAAGCTAACGTGGATTTATTAGAAAAGGGAATTGTTGAAGCAGCTTATGGTTTAGCAAATGTGGCTGACCAATATATTGCAAGTTTCTATACTGAAGTGAAAGCAGGTAATACGATTGGTGATGATACGACTCCAATTGTTCCAACGAAGGAGAATGCTTATGATTACCTTATTGATTTAGGTGTCGTATTAGATGAAAATGATGTGCCAGAAAGTGACCGATTCGTCGTTGTTCCTGCATGGTTCTATGGATTACTGGTGAAAGACCCACGCTTTACAGTTGATCGCAATGTCCTTCTAACTGGATATGTGGGAAATATTGATAACATGAATGTCTATAAATCCAATAATGTTCCAAATAATATAGGTTCAAAATACAAAATTATTGCAGGTCACAAATCAGCTATTTCTTTTGCTGGACAGGTGGATTCAGTGGAAGCATATCGACCTGAGAAGCAATTTTCTGATGCGATTAAAGGGCTTCAAGTGTATGGTGCAAAATGCATTAAACCAGAAGGAATTGCCGTATTAACCGCAAATCGTTCATAAATACATACATAGTGAAAGGGTATCCAGCTATTTATTGGATGCCCTATTTTTTATTTACTGGAGGAGAAGAGATGAAAATATTAAACAAGGAAACAGGGCTAATTTGGGAAATCATAGATCCAGCATTACAAAAGCGGTTGTTAACACAAGAAAATTATGAAGAAGTAAAAATGAACACTAAAAAGTCAACAACAGTTCAAAAGAAAGATTAGGTGATGAATGTGAGTGAGTCATTAGCAAAAATGAAACGATTGTTAGAAATAGATGACACGGATGTAACGAAAGATGAGCAGTTGCTCCATTATTATCAGCGAGCGAAAATTGCTATCTTGCATTATTGCAATGTAAATGAACTGCCTATTCAATATGAAGAAACGATTGTAGATTATGCGAAATTCCTTTATAAAAATAGAAACTCAGAAGGATTGAGTCAAATCAAACAAGGAGAAAGAAGTACGTCCTATGAATTAGGTATTCCCCTTTCAATTCGTTCTGCATTGCCATTACCAAAAATAAAGGTGGGATATAGTGTTCTATGATTCGACCATTTTAATAGTAGAAACTCCAAATTCCACGTCACATATTAAAGAAATAAAAGGAGATATTCAACCATTCCGTCAAACTATCAATTTTGAAGGTGGTTTTCATGTAGATGTGACGAAACGGCTATTTTGTGATGATGAAAAGGAAATGACGTTACCACGATATGTTCAGATAGATAACTATGCATATAAGATACTATTCATTGAAAACTGGTCAGACTATATGGAAGTTTGGCTGTATCAGTGTAAAAAATGAAAGGAAGTAGACAATGAGCGAACAGCAACTCGAACCATTCTTGGATTTTTTTCTGTATGAACAAGGAGTGTTTGTTGAAGTGAATGGGAATATTCAAAAGGGTTTAATTAGTAATTCAAATGAATCTCTCCGTTATTATAATGATAAATATTTAATAGGAAAGTTTGAAATCCACACAGGAGATTTCGTGAAAATAGTTGATCAGAATAACACATATTTAGTTGTTAGTGAGATTGACCAACGAATGAATCATAATAAAGCTCGTTTAAGAAAATGTAACCAGATACTAATTAAAGAGAAACCGGGAAAATATATCTTTTATGGATATAATGATTTCGGTGAACCAATATACGCTCCGGGGGAAACTACCTATGTAAGTTATTTATCAATTGTAGAAAATACCGTCCTAGATATTGAAACAAATTATCCAATTACGATTTCAGAAAATGAAATTATCGCTATCTTACAAGAAAATGAAGAAACGTTACTTGAATTTAAAATAGGAGAAATTTTTTCTGTACTTAATAAGAACTATCAGGTTTTTGGAGTAGATCGATTTAAGCCAGGATTATTATACATAAAAGGTAGATTGAATTAATAATCAAAAATATACTTAGGCTTGCCTTCGGGTGAGCCATTTTTTATTTATGAGAGAGGAGCATAAGGAATGCATTTACATACAGCGGATTATTTATTGAGTGTACATATTTTAAAAGAGATGCTTGAAGAGAATCTAATTACAGAGGAAGAATATCGAGAAATAGACCGATTAAATCAGCAGTCCTTTAATAAAAAAGAGTTGGCAAATTAAAGAAGAAATAAGTTGATGTATACATAAAACAAATCTATCATGTGTGTGTGTGAAAAGAATATATGTTCGAAAGGAGAAGGGAAATGGCGAAAAAAGTTGTTCAAATTTTAGAGAAAAAACCATTAGAAGAATTGGAAGGAGTACAAAGTAAGCAAAAGTTAAGAGTATGTGCTTATTGCCGAGTCAGCACAGATTCAGAGGAACAGAAAGAAAGTTATGCCAATCAGTTAGATCATTATACAAATTTAATTCAAAATAATCCTAATTGGGAGTTTGTCGATATCTATGCAGATGAAGGGATCTCTGGAACGTCTGATAAAAAGAGAATACAATTTAAACAGATGATAGAAGATGCAAAAGCAGGAAAAATAGATATGATTCTAACAAAATCCATTTCTCGATTCTCTCGAAACACGGTTGTCTTATTAGAAAATGCAAGGGAACTGAAGAACCTTGGGATTGCAATCGTATTTGAAAAAGAAAATATCAATACACTGGAAGCTTCAGGGGAAGTGTTACTGACAATTCTTAGTTCCATTGCACAAGATGAAAGTCGTAACATATCCGAAAACTCACGCTGGGGAATTGTCAAAGGATTTCGTGATGGAAAGGTTTATTGCAATACGACAAGGTTTTTAGGCTACGACAAAGATGAAAATGGAGAACTCGTGATAAACGAAAAGGAAGCAGAAATTGTAAAACGAATCTATCGAGAATATTTAGAAGGAAAAAGTACTCAAGCAATCGCAAAAGGGTTAATGGCAGATGGCATTAAAACAGTCGCAGGTAATGAAAAATGGTGGGACTCTACGGTTACAGGAATCTTAACGAACGAAAAGTATTACGGAGCATTGTTACAACAAAAAACAATCACAGTGGATTACCTTACGAAAAAACGAGTGAAAAATGACGGACAAGCTACACAATATTTTATAGAAGAAAATCATGAACCGATTATCCCCAAAGAAGTGTTTGAACAAGTGCAATCAGAAAAGAAACGGAGAGCCAAATTGAAAGGGTATAAAGAAGAAAATGCACATCGCTATTCAAGTAAATATCCGTTCAGTGGAAAATTAGTTTGTATGTGTTGCGGAAATACCTTGAAACGTAGAATTTGGAACAGTAACAATATCTCTAGAAAAGTTGTATGGCAATGCAAAACATATATAGCTGCTGGAAAACAAGGATGTGATGCCAAAGCAGTGGACGAAGCAGTTTTGATGGAAGCCTTTGTCCGAGTATTTAATCGAATGAAAGAGGATAAGGATCAATTTGTCCAAACGATGAATCGAAACATTGAGAAGGTATTAATGAAAAATGCAGATAAAACTAAAATTCAAAAGATTGATAAGAAAATTGAAGAGCTGAAGCAGGAGTATAAAGGGCTTGTCCAACTAAATCTGAAAGGCGAAATGGATGCAGAAATATACCAAGAGGAACAAGTAAGAATTGGTGACCAGTTAGAACAACTTCGTGAGCAAAAACATGAAATCCAAGTCAGTAAGGAATCGAAGGAGCAGTATAAAAAGCGAGTACAGGAAATCATGAATGTATTCAAACAAAAAGAAGGATTACTCGAACAATTTGATGATGGCATATTCAATGCGTTGGTAGAGAAGATAGAAATTCTCTCACCAACGCATTTTGTATTTGTATTGAAAAATGGGGTGAGGGTTGAGGAAAAAATATAAAAAAACTATAATTAGCTAAAGTGAAATTTGGGGGAGAATTTTAATGGAATTAGTTGTTGCCATAAAAAATAATGATGGAACTATAAATCCTCAATATACTCAAACCTATTCGGAATGGATAAAAGGTAATAGGAAGATGGAAATTGTGAAATTCCTATATGCTGAAAATCTTTTGAAAATTTTAATGGATGACTTAGGATATATTCAATTAAATGAACAAGGTATACTAAATTTAAAGTATATTTTAGAACAAAATCCTTTCAAAACTGCAATCAGATTGCTTGGGAATATTGCTGAAGCAATTATTGTGAATAGATGTAACAATAGTAAAGAAATAAATAGAAAATGGGCTACTATTGCAAGAAAAGGTAAGAAGAAGGTAAAAAAATTAGATAAATATATTGCAATAGGTACAGGATTGAAAACTACGAAAGATAAATATCCAACAAAATATGATACAACGAATCCTCAAAGGGATATAATATGGATTAATGCAGAAAAGGGTAGGGAAGAACTACTCCAAATAAACGAAAATAGTGGTAGCGGAATAAGTGCTGGATTACAAATTAAGGTAAGTACTAGTGGGATAAATTACATTTTAGATGACTTAAAGAAATGTAGATATGAAGTACCTATGGTTTATTTTGGTTTAAACGATGACTTTGACGAAGTTGCATATCATCTTTATAACCACAAAACACACCTAGAAATTGGAAAAGACTTTATTAATGTTAAAGCATTTGACATAGATGCTTATGAAGAGTTAAAGAGTTATAAGCCATTAATAATTGGACTTTTGAATAATACTATAAAGATTGAAGATTTACTTAATGAAAGAATATTGGAGGATACAGTAATAAAATCCGCATTTACTAAAGTGGGCTTTCAATCGACTTTTTCAGGCAATAATATTATCATGACAAGTAATCAAATTTATATTTAATTTATACAATGCATCGGTAGAGGAACGAAAATATTCTACCAATGCATTTTGTTTTTATAGTGAAAGATAGAAATGTAAATTCAAGAAGTTACGCAATATTGGTTTTAATACAATGTACTTTTAATTTGTCTATTTTTGTCGAAAAACACCAAAAACTTGATTATGATTGCTATAATTTAAGTAATTTTTTCCAATGTATTAATAAAAACTCATTAAATGGAATAATACGAATAGGGAGGAGAAACATGGTGTACTTTAAAAGTCAAGAATATATGCCACCACAATGTCCCCCATCTAATGCAATCTCAAATGATGTGGAACCTGTTTATAGATTTATTGAAGATGATTCTGTTCAAGATTTAGATTTTCTTAACCATGTGGAAAGAGGAAAAAGTTATCCACCTGCCAAAACTTGTGAAGCACTTGCATTATCATTTTATACAACCATTGATGCTGCCAAAAATGCTTCAAAAAGATTTAAAAATCTAAGAAATAAAAAACTTGTTGCTGGAAGAATCACGTCAGAATGTGGAATACATAATATAAAAAACAATCATTTGAATCTATGGGTATATAAAGAAATAGATATGTTAAAGGTATTTTTAGAAGAGGTGAGTGAAATTGGGAATAAATAAATATTCTGATTTAGAGCAATCAGAAATAATTCATATTTTCGAATACTTTGACTTCCCATTATTTTTTATTTCCAAATCTCCTTGCGGTATGTATTACTTAAACTATTATATTGAAGAAATTCAAGATAATGTTGATAAATGGCTGTTCTGCAGAATTTCAAATAAAGAACGTATTGATTTAATTCATCAAAAAATCTCGGTGTTAGAACTACTTAATAGATTAAAAAATAAAGAACGACTTTATTACCTTTTTATAGATTCTAATTTAAATGATAAAGATATAGAGTTAAATGTTGAACTGGTTAATTCAAATAACTTTGATCACGAGAGTTTTCCAGAAGAAGATTTTTATGTGGAATATGATTATGTCACAGATACAGAATTTTTTAAAGTAGAAGAAGATATCCTTGATAGTTCTAAATTCAAAATGGTATTAAAGGATGATGAAAATAGTCACGATATTAACTTAGATTTATTTTTAAATGTATTAAGTAATTTGAAGAAATCATTAAATGATGTAGCAACTGATATAGGAAATAAAATAATGGGGAATAAATCGGAACATCAAGTTAATCTTAGAATTGATTCTTTACAACCCTCATCATTTGGAGTATGGATAAGAACTGAACCAAAGGATACAGATTTGTTTGAAGTTCCAGAGAAATCTTTAAGTGCCCTATTCGAAATAATTGAAGATATACAAGTCAAGAATCCAATAGAAATAGAAGAACAAATAGAAATTGATGAATCTTTTTCAATAAATACAGTAAAGAGTATAAAGAAATGGCTAAAGGAAATATCTGATAATGAGTTTTCTTTAAAATTGGAAGCAACTACAAAAACAGAAGGTTTAAATAAAGTAGTTAGTTTTGATAGGAATTCTTTTGCTAAATTAGATATACTTACGAAAATACTCGAAGATAAAAGTGAAAAATATACTGAACAAATAAATATTGAAGGACTTTTAACATCAATAAATACTTCAAATAACAGATTTAGAATTTCTACTGAATCAATAGGTGAAATAGGCGGTAAGATGTCCACAGATATGTTTAAAAGATTGAAGGAAGATAAAACTCTTCAATTCCGAGTACCGAGTTTAATCAAAGCAGTTGTTGAAAAGGAAGTAATTAATGATTATGTTGAAGACGAACATTCAGTAAAATATACCCTTATATATTTTGAACAGCCTGTTGAATAATTTTTAGAGACGTATTTGTTATTTTTAAACTAATTATAAATTGATTTAACAGATAAATATATCCCTTTCAACGTCTCAACGCATGTTGAGTGTGTTGCTGAGTTAACTTTAGAAGTGTAACCCAATAATAAACACTTCCGAACCAAAATAGAAATTTCCGATTCGGAACCGATTTTCGCTAAAATAAACATTTCCGATTTTCGATTCTGATTCAATATTATCCCGGTTTTTCCTCAATAGGAACCCGGGATTTTTTTCTGGTATAATTCAATAGAAAATCAATATATTTTCAATAGTTTTATCAATGTTTAATCCTGCTCAATCCCTTTTCAATTCAGGCTTTTTTCAATAGTTTATTCAGGCAGCTATTCAATAAGAGACCGCAGGCCTCATTCAATCTTTTCTCACTGTTTTTTTCTTATTTCCCTTTTTCATTTATCCACCTATTCTTCTTTCCAAAATCGGAGATTTCTATTTTAACTCCCAAAAAACCGTGAAAAAATACCGAAAAACAGGCGAAAAAATGGTCATTTTTGAATCGGAAATTGCTCAAAATTGGGGTTCTTTCGGAAATCTTTATTTTAACTCGAACGGAAGAATGCGGGTTTGAGGTGGGGGATTTCGGAAGGGTTCGTTTGGGTTATACAAGAAGAAGGTAAATAATATAAACGCAAATACAATTTACGTATTTGTGTCAGACTGTAGACAATTTGAATTTCGTGTCTACAGTCTTTTCTTTTTAAATTTATATATTTTGTAGTATTTGTTGGGGTAAATGGAAAAAATAAAACCATGGTATTATGATATAAATATATAAGTTATCATTTTCATTTATTAAAGGAACTAAAAATTTCTAACAAAGGATGAAATAAATGATTAAATCGTTTTTAATGTTAGGGCAGTCTAATATGGCGGGACGAGGGTTTATCCATGAAGTTCCTCCTATATATAATGAAAGAATTCAAATGTTGCGTAATGGAAGATGGCAGATGATGACGGAACCTATCAACTATGATCGCCCAGTAGCAGGAATAAGTTTGGCTGGTTCATTTGCAGAAGCATGGAGCCGTCAAAATCTAGAAGATACGATAGGCTTAATTCCTTGTGCGGAAGGCGGTAGTACACTGGACGAATGGGCTGTAGATCAAACGCTTTTCCAACACGCTATAACCGAAGCGAAATTTGCTATGCAAAATAGTGAATTAGCAGGAATTCTATGGCATCAGGGAGAAAGCGATAGTGTAAATGGGAACTATAAAGTCTATTATAAAAAATTCCTTTTAATAATTGAGGCACTTAGAAAGGAATTGAACGCTCCAAATATCCCTCTCATTATCGGAGGTTTAGGGGGTTTTTTAGGTAAAGAAGGATTTGGAAAGAATTGTACAGAATATCAGTATCTTAACGAAGAATTGCAAAAATTTGCTCTTGAACAAGATAATTGTTACTTTGTCACAGCAGAAGGGTTAACATCTAATCCTGATGGTATTCATATTGATGCAATTTCTCAAAGAAAATTTGGATTACGCTATTATGAAGCCTTTTCTAAGAAGGAGCATGTAATGAAACCGTTAATAAATGAAAACGAGTTAATTGATCAAATTCATAATAGAACTTATACAAAATCAGAAATAATGTATATGAAAATAATGGATCTGTCACAAGGGAAAACATCATTTGAAGAATTCCAATCACAACTAAAGACAAATCAATGA